GTACTGCTTTTTTGGCCGCTGGTATGGCTGCTATGGATGCTTTGAATGCTCCTGGGGAAGCTTTGAATGCCCCTGGGGAAGCTTGGGAAGCTGCTAGGGCTGCTTTGGCTGCCAGGGATGCTGGGGAGGCTAGGGCTGCTAGGGCTGCTAGGCTTGCTTCTTTGGATGCCAAGGAGGCTAGGGTTGCTAGGGCTGCTGCTAGGGTTGCTTTGGCTGCTAGGCTTGCTTCTTTGGATGCTAGGGATGCTTTGGCTGCTAGGGATGCTGTGGATGCTAGGGATGCTTTGGCTGCTAGGCTTGCTTCTTTGGATGCTAGGGATGCTTTGAATGCTGCTGGGGATACTGAGAAAGAATGGCAAATCCAGCGTTTTAGGGAGCTTTTTTGCTCTGACGAGAAGGAGGTATAGGTAATGATAACATGGATTACTGCTGACCAACTTAGAGAAGCTAACGCCTGCGAAGAACAAGTCAAAACATTCGAGGAAGAATGGCCTGATGGAGCACATATTACCGAGGAGAATATCCTTAAAGCCTACGAACTTGGACTTGACCTTCATTGGTTCGCAGAGAGCTTCTTGGATTCTCCTCACATGGATGCCTATGATAAGGCAATGGCCCTTCACAGGGATGCCTATGAGAAGGCACTGGCCCCTCACATGGATGCCTATGATAAGGCAATGGCCCTTCACATGGATGCCTATAAGAAGGCAATGGCCCTTTCACTATGTCAGATTGCACATAGAAAGGAGGGATCAGATGACGATAAAAGGCGGGGCTAGACAGGAAACGATATTTCATACTGTCAGAATAATAATGGCTCGTGGAGCGACAATAGACCAGGCGATAAAAGAGGTTGAATCTATCCTGCGCTGTCAGCTACCAAAGCACATCAAGGCACTAATACGCCAAGAGTGTGGATAAAGGAGGGAATCAATGCCAGATAAAGGAAACTGCAAACACGGAGAATTTATACTGACCGAGGGATGCCCGCAGTGTATCGCTGCGAGGCGGGAAGCTGGTATCATGCCAGAGCAGGATGAGATGGAAGATGGTTTAAACAATGAGGGACTGACGATGGTCGGAACATCATTATTAACCCTAAGACCTGGGGAAGATGTTGAAGTCCGAAGTCACTATACCGAGGCGCTGAGGCTTCTGGAGTATGCTGAAAGCAGAGTTATTGCCACTGTCGAGGATACTAAGATAGCCAACAATGACCTAGCTGTCATCTCTAAGCTAAAGAAAGCGATGGAAGCAAAGCGCAAGGAATACCTGCAACCGCTTAAGGGGCAGACCGAAGCTATCAGGGATACCTATAATTACCTGATGGCTCCGGTACTTGAGGCGGATAAAATCACCCGCGATAAAATGCTGGCCTTCAACAAAGAGCAGGAGCGCATCCGCCGAGAGCAGGAAGAGATTAACAGGAAAAGGCTAGAGGCTGCTGAGGCTGAAATGCGACTCAATGGCGAGTTGACCGAATCGGTAAATCTTGTCGAGGTAACACCGGAGCCGGCAAAGCGAGTGTCAACTGAAATGGGTACCTCTGGGCAGAGGGATAACTGGCAATGCGAAGTTGTCGACATTAACGCTCTTCCCAGAGAATATATGATGCCGGACTTGGTGCTGCTTAACGCCATCGCCAAGAAGTATCACGACAAGAAAGAGGTAGTGGGTGTGAGGTTTTATAACAAGCCTATAATCAGCGTGAGGGCGAGATAGTCAATGAAGAATTGGCTTGCCAATAAAATAGAGGACTTGCTGGATGCTATCGGGAGCCACGCCAAAGCTGACATGTGGTTTCGTTTTACAGGTGACCGGCGGTGGTATCAGCAAAAGTACAGGTACTAACTAAAAAAGGGGGTGAAAAGATATGGAAAATATGGACATATATAATGCAGTCAAAAAACCGCCGCCGTTTGCGCTGAAGCCCATTACGGGAGGAAGGCTACGAGGTTTCACTGATGTGAATCCGCAGTGGCGAATTATGGTGATGACCGAGCACTTCGGTGTCTGCGGAGTCGGCTGGAAATATACAATCGAGAAGCTCTGGCTGGAACCAGTTAGTGCTGAGATATGCGCTTTCGCCGAGGTTGCCCTATCAATTAAGGTAGACGGTGAGTGGAGTTCTCCTATTCCCGGCATCGGCGGCTCCATGCTCCTGGAGAAGGAAACGAAAGGGTTCCATGTCAGTGACGAGTGCTATAAGATGGCGATAACTGACGCCCTATCGGTGGCAATGAAAATGCTTGGGGTGGCAGGTGATGTCTACGCTGGGGCATTTGATGGTTCGAAGTATAGTGAACGTTCATCTGTTTCGAAGAAAGCACCAGAAGAAAAGAGCCAGGTCGATACACCACCACCCGAGGCATCAAAAGAAGAGCCTGGCAAGCCAGCGGCCCCAGTAGGCGATTCTAGCCATAGCAAAGGGGAAGTAGGTGGCATTGACATGGACTGGCTAGAGGAATCTCTGAAAGTTTTACAGGATAAAGGGATTAAAGCGTATTCCGATAAGACTATCCTCGCGTATATCAATGCGATAACCCGGGCGGAGCCGAAGCATGCGACTATATCAGAGGCAGTAGCTAAACTTGATAAAGCACAAGCGAACGGCCTGGTTAAAAGAGTAAGTGATGCCCTTGAGATGGCATAGCACTGGGAGGTGTTAAATGACAAAATCTAAGACTTGGGAATATACTGTGTTGACAGTTGAACAGATAAACCAATTACCAGTAAATAAATTGTCAGGCTTACCTACACCTGTTGCGGTCGCTAAAGCCCAAGCTAAAATCACAGGGGATATAGCATACGAGGCAGGAAGAGAAGCGGAGAGAAAGTTCATATTGCAGAATACAGATTGTTTAAAGAGATATTGTAATGCAAAAAAGCAGAATTGAATGGACTGACTACACTGTGAATCCTGTTAAAGGACTTTGTCCTATGGACTGTAAGGATAATCAAGGTAAATCGTATTGTTATGCCAGGGCGATGTATAAGCGGTTTAAGTGGAATCCTGAGATGAGGTTTGACCCTGCTGTTTTCAACAACCTACCGAGAAAGCCAGCTAAAGTATTTGTGGGTTCTACTATGGAGTTATTTCTGCCGGAATGTGAGGCGTGGCTTGGAAAGACCCTTGACCTAATTAAGCCTTATAAATGGCTTACCTTCCAATTCTTAACCAAGCAACCTCAGAATCTAATCAAGTGGAGTCCGTTTCCTTCAAATTGTTATGTCGGTGTCTCGGCTACTAACCAGCACCAGTTTGATGAGGCGGTGAAATATCTCAAGGAAGTGGAAGCGACTGTAAAATACATCAGTCTTGAGCCTCTTTTAGAGAGAATAAACATTGACCTTTAAGGGTAAGGCGTGCTATAATATCCTTAAAGGGAGGGTGATATGCCAGAGATAGGTGAGATTAAAACCGATAGAGAGTTAGGATTAAAGGGTAAGCATAGGCGGAAGTGGGTTATCTGTCCTCAATGCGGTGAGGGTAGGTGGGTTATCTTGACTGCTACGAAGCGACCTGACTATACAGGATTATGCCATCAGTGTAGTGCCTCTGTTCGTGGTGGTAAGCGACTAAAAACTAAGGGTAGGTGGAAAACAGGGCAGGGTTATGTAATGAGATTGCTTCATCCCGATGACTTCTTTTTCTCAATGGCTGGTGCTGACGGATATGTGGGCGAGCATCGTCTAGTGATGGCTCAGAGCTTAGGGCGGTGTTTACATTCTTGGGAAATAGTCCACCACAAAGGAATAAGGGTGAAGGGTATTGAAAACAGGTCAGATAATCTAATAGATAACCTTCAGCTTGTCTCAGATGATAAGCATAAGCAAATCAGTATTCTTGAAGCTAAGATAACTAGGCTACAAAAGAAACTACACACCACTAATGTCTATTACCTTCGTGAGATACAACGCCAAGCCGAGCAACTCAAATCAAGAGAGATTTTAGCCTTGAAGCGTAGGGATGATGGTATCTTTGAAATCTATGCTGATGGTGACTTGGTTGAGGAATATGAAGCCAATGAGGATACTTGGGGAGCTTTACTACCGATAAAACTTTGGAGACATTTTAATAATATAGTTGATAGGAGAATTAAAGATGGAAACTGATTGCCCTCCAGGGGGAACTGGACATTGTAACGATGGATGCCCTTTTTGGAAGGATAGTAAATGCTGTCCCCCAGATTTTCCTGAAGGGTATTTATGCCGAAGGTGCAAAGATACAGGAACGATACTATTTGACACCTTTAAGGATATGGGACTTAATCGTGCAGAGCGTAGACGGAGAGGCAGGGATGATAGCCAAAGGTATAAATATATTCCGTGTCCAGAATGTAAGGGAGGTAACTAATGCCGAATAAATTAAAGGAATCTGGCATCAATCAGGTAATCATCGGCGCTCAGACTCCATACAATCCAAAGACAGCACCGAAGATAGAGTGGATAGAGGAGATAGTCCAAGCTGCGGACAAGGCTGGTGTATCGGTGTTCATAAAAAATAACCTTGCTGGCTTACTTTCTCACCAAGATAGATGGGCATTTAGCCAAGATGAGAACATACCAGAAATGCTGAGATTACGACAGGAGATACCGAATGGAACAACCGGATGAACTAAAGGTAAAATATCATGCAGGATACCTTATTCCAGCAGAGCCACTTAGCGGGCAATTTGATATTCAAGTGGACAGTGCCTTGATAGCCAGTGGCAGCCACTTCTTCTGCCATGTCTGTTTACAAGCAGTGGCTATTGAGGAGCAAAGCCCTGACCCGAACTATTGTGTGAATTGTTTTAAGAGTCTTAAGGAGATAAAATAGTAATGGGAGGGCAGGATAGCCGATGAGTAGTGCACCACAATTCTCCTTATCTGTTTGTTTATCCCATTGCTTCCGGTGTCACCCACCGGGAGTTCAATCGCACTATGAGACTCATTGAGCGAGGACACTGCCCTCCCACATTAAAGGAGTAAGATGACATGAGGTGGAGAAAGGACTTGACAAAGTATTAAACATAGTTCATAGTGGAAATATGGCAAAATACGATGGTATGAGAAAGCTAGAACGGAATAGAATGCTTTATGAGTATGTTGATTCCCACCCTGGAGCCTCAATGAAGGAAGTGGGTACTATATTTGGCATCACAGTTAGTAGGGTTAGCAAGTTACTTAAAAAACGTAGGGAATACTACTCTAACCTATATATTGGGATGTATCCACCGCCACCAGGAGAAGAGGCTTAGAATGGCTAGAACCCAAAAGAATGTAGTTAGTTACTTCCCCCATGATGCCAATGCTTGTACCGGGGATACCTTGACAGTCCTACAGAGCCGGTTCGGGAATGATGGTTATGCCTTCTGGTTTAAACTCTTAGAGAAATTAGCCTCCACAGATGGTCATGCCCTCGATGTTAGCAACCCAACAAAGTGGCAACTACTATTAGCAAAAATGGGTGTTAATGAAATAACTGGTGTAGAAATAATGAATTTACTTGTAGAAATGCAGGCGATTGATAAGGACCTCTGGGACTCAAAGCTAATCTGGTGCCAAAACCTAGTAAATAACCTTGCTGATGTTTATAAAAATCGGCGTAGGGAAATACCGCAAATACCCATTTCTACAAACCATAATGGGATAACTACAGAAAAGAAAGCCATAACTACAGGTGATAGTACACAAAGTAAAGTAAAGAAAGTAAAGAAAGTAAATAAGATAATACTACCGGGCTTTATTGATAAAGAAATCTGGGAGTCTTACTTAAAGACACGAAGGAAAACAACAGAGCATGCTATTTTTTTGCTGGTGAAGAAACTTGAGGAACTTCGTGCTGCCGGCGATGATCCTAATGAAGTCCTTAAAAGGTCGATAATGAACGGCTGGACTGGAATATTCCCATTGAATCATAAAGGAGGTCAAGGTGGAACACATCGCCAAAATCCTCGACAACTTAGCCCCAGAGGAAGCTATACCAAGCCGGAAGATTTATGAGCTACCTGAATTAACCCCAGAGGAAGAGATGGAAGAAAAAAGAAGGTCGCTTGGTGTTTCTAGTCTTAGCAATACCTTTCAAAACTTTCTTCCTTGGCCTGGAACTGAAGAGGCACTAGCCGCTTTCAAAGCATTGGCATCAGGTGAAACAAAGTGGCAGATGCTTCTCTGCTATGGTGGTGTGGGAAATGGTAAGACTTATTTATGCGAAGCTACTACGATAGCCCTTGCCGACCGTGGGCTCTTCGCCCGTGTTAATACTATGGCTGGCGTGATGCGGTCTCTGAGGGGGGGATTGGACAAAGATGCTATTTTTGGTTATAACGAAATGTTTCCCAGGTTGTGTAAGTTAAAAAGGCTAATTATAGATGATGTGGGTATGGGGAGTAGCGGTAGCGACTGGGAATATGGCCAACTTGAGGAGCTTATTGCCGAGAGATACCGAGAAAACCTTTTTACCATATTGACCACTAACCGTGATATAAAGCCTGACACTAAGCACCCGAACACGCCTGTTATACCTGAACGTATTGTGTCACGCTTCCGTGACCGAGAAAAGGCGAGGTTGGTGCTTAATCAAGGCGAAGATTACCGGCCTGAGAAGGAAAAGGCAAGGTAATGAAGAAGTACCAGATATATGCTGAAAGGATAAGGAGGTGAACATGGACAAGACTGAGATTAGAAAGTATGTAGAGGACAACGATGAGGTAGGTTTAACACCCGCTGAGCTAGACCACGTGGCTACGTGCTGTGAGCGTATAAGCAGGTGGTATTATGAGGGTTATCCGCTTGGGAGCTTCTTGACCGCAGTTGTTAGAAATGACTTTATAGAGACAGTATTTCAAGCTGACGACGTCAACATAAAGGCATTAGAAATATATGCCTATTTTCTTACATGGAACTTACCATCCGATTGGAGAAAGAAAGCTAATCCTGTTGGGGCAATGAAGTTAGGCCTATGAAGTATCCTAAAACAGTAGACGAACTAATACATTGGGACACATTTACTCAGCGTGATTCCTTTGGCTCATTTACTGTTATTACTGGGTTTGAAGGTACGGGTCATTGCTTCTGGTGTGGAGACGAAATACAAGGGAGGAGACGCTATTGTGGTGGAAACAAGGGGTGCTGGACACAATACTATAAACATTTTGGCCGGACTTATGCTGCTAATGCTGCTAGGAAACGAGCACTTTTTAGCTGTGAAAATTGCGGAGTACAAGGGATTGATATTCCGCCGATTGGTCGTTATGAAAGGTCAGGGCTTGAAGTCCATCATATTATACCGATAAATGGCGAAGATAGGACTGTCCATGTTTATAATATCTTTTGGAATCTCATTTGCCTTTGCCACGATTGTCACATGGAATTGCACGCTATCATGAGACCTCCAAAGATAGATAAACCCATAGCAATCGACAGTTGGGAGGAAGCCGTGAAAGTTAGACAATCAATATTCAGTTTTGGGGCAATGAAGTAGCGAGTGATATAACTAAAGGAGGAACGGATAAGATGAATACCATTAAAGACTTGATAGAAACACACCAAGGAGAAATAGACAAGTTTATTAAAGACTGTCCTCATTTGGATATTATTGTTGAGGATGAATCTTTCGGGTGGCAAAGGTCAATAACAATTAGATGTAAAAGGTGCAGGCTTAATCTAGTTGGTTATATTGTCAACAAAAGCCAAAGTTATTTATCTTATGTTCGTGATTGTATTGCTAAGTACCCTGGAAACATGAAGTAGAGTCGGACATAGAACTTTAATCAAGAGGTAAGGAGGGGAAATGACACAGAGACAGAAATGTTTTCATTGTGGAGAGAAAGAAGGAATATTGGTGAGGTTAACTCCTCGGGAGAATAACAATAAAACAGTTTGTATGGAATGTTTATGGGCAAGACACCCCAAAACCGCACTGGAAATGCTAGAATTTATTTTGGATAAGGAACAAGCAGAAACTCAGGCTGGGATTATTGGAGTATGGGGCAATGAAGTAGAGAGTTAGAATTATGATACCTATTTTAACAGGCAAAGTAAAAGACGGGAAGCTTAAATTAGATGCTCCTCAAAATTACCTTGTTGAGCTCTCCAAGTTTGAGGGGCAACGTATTGAATTAACCATCCGGAAAGAACGCCATATAAGGTCGCTCAGTCAGAATAAATATTATTGGGGCGTGATAATTGAGATACTATCCAATAATTTCGGTTATGATAAAGAGGAGATGCATGAAGAATTAAAGAGGAAATTCAACCCCAAACCTAGTAAAATAGACTGCGACAAAACTTATGGGGCATCAACTACCAAGATGTCTGTTGCTGAATTCGGAGAATATTTGGAGCAGGTTATAACTTGGGCATCAGTAGAATATGGAATCATTATACCCGATTCCGATGGAGTATATATCGATGGCTAGACCGCCCAATCCCCTGTCAAGGGGTGGTCAAAATGTAATTGGAAACATACAACCGTTATGTTCATCATGTAATTCTAGTAAGAGGGAGAAATTTATTCCCAGTGCGGATGGGATTGAAATACAGTGAAGATAAAAATATCGCCCTTAGACAAGCTATTCTCGGAGTATATCAGACGAAGGGCAATGCAAAGAGTTGGCGGGTGTGAGCGATGTCTGTCGGGCAAGGTCGATTACAAGCAACTTCAATGCAGTCATTTTATAGGAAGGGGCAGGAAGTCAACCAGGTATGATGAGGATAACGCTGTAGGGCTTTGTATGGGTTGTCACACTCATCTAGGAGCAAACCCCCTTGAACACACTCAGTGGTTTACTGATAAAATAGGTCAGGAGAAACTTGACCTATTACAAGCGAGAAGCAGAATCACCTATCCCAAACCTGATAAAAAACTTATTGAGTTATACCTTAAGGAAAAGATAGCGGAGATACTAAGTGAGTAATTGGCCTTTATTTTGGTGCCTAAAATCTGAAGACCAAGCGAAATTGATGCAATTCCAATGGGACGTCTATGGCCTGAAGCTTGATATACCGACTCCGCCCAGGGCATCGAAGAGCGTATGGCAGACAGTAATGCTAGAGAGCGCTGAAGAAATCGACAAGTTAATGCGCCAAGCGTCTTCTATGAGTAGGGGGGTGAAAGAGAAATATTAGACAGGCATGAGCTAAAAAGGCTTTCTGATGAGGACTTGGTGAATTACCTCGAGGGGTATACTAACGAGTTAGAATTAACCGGCCGCCGACTCATTGCCCTAAAAAGAACTCAGGTAGTTAATCCAACTTGGTCAGCCTATGACCCTTATATAGATGAGGTTGTTAGTATTGACATCAGGATAGAAGAACAGGAAGCGGTGCGAGACGAGTATTCCGACCAAATCGCTCTTATCGATGCCGAGCGTAACCGCAGGCTAGGATATAATCAGACGATAAGGATGTTTAGGTGAAAATGAACTTCCCACGACCTTACGGTCGGGGTATCCTGAGCTAAGTTATGAAAAGGATGCATGAGGAGTTTTAAGTGATGACAACGCTAAAAAGAATGCTGGCGACTTTCTGGGCAGAAACGTTGATTTAGTGATGATAGTATGGCTATTAAGTGGTGATTTATAGACTGCTGTGGTAAGGACTGGTTCAATTGGCTGAGTTAGATTGTAGCAAATGCAAGGATGCTCGTGTCACTAATGGTTGCCATGGTAAAGAATGGTACAAGCCAGGCGAGATAAGATATTGTAAACCTCAAGTTATATTCATACTTGAATATCTCAGGCTAATGGAGCTAGGGCAGTATCCTAGAAACCCCAAAGAGACCGGGTATACGGAGCTTAAGGTGTGGGTCCAGCGCGGTAAGAAGGATGGCTACTTTGTTACACCGGCCACTATCTTCAGCGATATAGATGCTAGATTAAAGACCGCCGGTAAAGATGGAGGATTACTGAGGGCTAGGTATTGTGACGGTTATGACGAGGATGCACTAATTAAGCAATATAGAATGCCCTACGAGGAATTACTAGCCAGGATAGATTCTGCCCTTTTTTTCATTTGTGGGTTTTACACAAAAACCAACTATCTTGAATGGAAGAAGAAAAGAACATACAGGGCGAATGTCCACCAAAAGGTAGGACATAAAAATCAAAAGTGGTAGGCGGCACAATACTTCGAAGTGCAAAGGTGAAACCTACCAGGAGTTTAATGGGAGGAAGAAATGAGCCAAGAAGAAACTGTTACTTGCCGTCACGTAGAGGATATAGATACCTCCACCAATATTGGGAAATGTCGGCTCTGTGACCAAGAACGGTGGTATAACCCGGGGCATATAGTCGAGATTATTAAAAGGGGTCATGTTAAAGGCATTCTAACTGATATTGTTCCGGCACGGTACGGTTACCGCGAGCATAGAAGGAGGGAGAAAGAAATGGGACAAAAGACAGAGGTATCTATGAGCGACAAAACATCAATCCAGGTAACCAAGGAAACCAAGGAAAGGCTAGGCCGGCTCGGCATTAAGGGGGACACCTATGACGCCATCATCAATCGGCTTCTGGACAAGGTAGGTAGTAAGAAGGCGAGGAGCGGTTAGTTATAAGGAGAGGTATGGAGATTAAGTTTCCTAGAGACACGGCATTTCGCAAGACATTCTTTGTGCCAGATAGCTTCGCTCACCCAGCTAAGATGGATGCCCAGCTTCTTATCTGGATAGTAGAGCGTTACACGGAAGCAGGTGAAATTATCCTAGACCCGATGGCGGGAAGTGGCACACTGATGCTTGCGTGCACTCTGGGAAGGCACTGCGTATTGGTTGAGCTTGAGGAGAAGTTTTGTAAGATGATGCGGGACAACTGGGAGCAGGTCAAGATGAGACCGCAACTCGGCTCGGCTATGGGAGAGTGCCAGATACTTCAGGGTGATGCCAGACAGCTTGAGGGCTTATGCGATAAGATTATAACAAGTCCGCCTTATGCTGAAGCGAAGCCAGGGACAATGACCGAAGAGCAATGGGCGGAAAATAGATTAAGGCATCACCGTTCCCCTGATTGCGAAGGCAGAGCTATTACTAGCGGATATCCTGATAATCCCAACAACTTGGGCAATCTACCCTACGGAGAGATAAACCATATCATCACATCACCTCCGTATGAGGGGAGTGTATCAGCTTCTACTGGCGGGGAGCGAGACCAATCATCAGCTAGGCAAAGAGAAAAGCGATTAGAGGATAAGGGGTATGACCCTGCCAAGTATCAAGGCGGAGTAGGTAGAAATCTTGAGGTAGATTTCCAATATTCCAAAGCCGAAGACAACATAGGTAATCTTAAAAACACTTCCTATCTCTCGGCAATGGCTCAGGTCTATCAGCAGTGCTATTCCGTTTTGAAGCCTGAAGGTCTGATGATACTGGTAACTAAGAACTTCCTGAGAGACCAAAAAGAGATAAGATTAGATACAGATACCCTCGCCCTTTGTGATAAGGCAGGGTTTCAATTCGTTGAAAGGCACTATCGCCGACTCCCGTCTCAGAGTTTTTGGAGAGTAATCTATGCGAGAAAATACCCCAACGCACCAGTCTTAGACCGAGAAGATATACTTGTGTTTAGGAAGGAGAAGCAATGAGCGTTAATGAAATTGTCATGTGTGTTATTGTAGTGATTACCGGCATAGCGATGATTGCCATGTCCTATAGGAAAGAAATCAAGAGGTAAGGAGGTAAGATATGAAAAGAGGATTACTGAATATAGTAGCACTGGTTCTTCTAGTAGTCGGAGTAATCATCATCATAAGTGGGCTTGATGTGATTATCCTGTGGAGAGTGTTTGTTGGCGATGGTATGGTAATTCTAGCTTTTATAATTGCCCTTTACTTGACAAAATATCAGAAATAGCCCATGATATAATTAGTTGAAAAGTGTGAACACGGGAAGCCCGGTTGAGATGCCGGGCTTCTTGCATATAGCCCACCAGTATATATATGGATATTCAGACAGTAGAAATTACTAGAGTTGGTTCAGAAACTTCGGGACACAAGAAGCTACGATGAAAATAGAAGTCGTCCCTATAAGCGCAATTAAGCCCTCAGCCTATAATCCACGCAAAGATCTCCAGCCGGGTGATGCGGAATATGAGAAGCTCAAGAAGTCCATTACTGAGTTTGACATGGTTGAACCGCTTGTCTGGAATAAGAGGTCAGGCAACTTAGTGGGCGGTCACCAAAGACTTAAAATCCTCAAGGAACTGGACTATTCCGAGGTTGAGGTATCGGTGGTTGACCTCCCCGAAGCCAAAGAGAAGGCTCTCAACCTGGCACTCAATAAGATATCCGGTGAATGGGACCTCCCTGCACTAAAGGATTTGCTTGAGGAGCTTGACACTGGTGACTTCGACATGGAGATAACAGGCTTCGACCTGAAAGAGATTGAAGACCTGATGACCCAATTCCATGTACCAGAAGAAGGACTAACCGATGATGATGCCGTACCAGAGGCCACAGAATCGATTTGTAGGAAGGGCGACCTGTGGAGTCTAGGGAATCACAAGGTCTTATGTGGGGATGCGACTCTCAAGACGGATGTGGAGAGGCTGATGGGGGGAGAGAAGGCGGATTTGGTTTTCACTGACCCGCCGTATGGGATTGGTTACAAAGATGTGAAAGGCAAGCATGAGCCGATTGTCAATGATAAAGGCGTGGCTATTATAGACTTACTGGCATTACTTCCTTCTGATTGCCCTTCTTATGTCTGTTGTAACTGGAAGAGTTACCCCGAATATTACCAAGCAATTCCCGACGTGAAAGCTCTTATTGTTTGGGATAAGGGACATGGCGTTCAGAACCTTGATAAGTTTTACAAACGCCACGAGTTTATCATATATCGGGGAGAGTTCGGTGGACAAAAAACATTGGATGGTGATGTCTGGTTAGTAGACAGAGAAGTGAGGGGTGACCATCCCACCGCTAAACCTGTTGAGCTTATATCAAAGGCTCTCGGATATTCCAGTTATGTAGGCAATATAGTCCTCGACCTCTTCGGAGGCTCCGGCTCCACACTAATAGCCTGTGAGAAGCTAGGTAGAAGATGTTTTATGATGGAGATTTCAGAGATGTATTGCACGGTCATTTTGAAACGATGGGAGGCATATACAGGCAAAGACGCTGTTCGAGAGGATGGTAGGAAATGGAGCGAATTAAAAGCAGAGATGAAGCAGGTAAACAAAGACCAGTTTACTATAAGCCCTATTGCCTCAAAAATAAAGAGCGGTTAGCTCAGAAATTCAAGGAAAACTATGAGAGAATTAAAACTGACCCTGTTTTGCTGGCAGAGCACAGAAAGAAATGTGCTGAGGCAACACGGAGATATAGAGAACGACGGTTTACCAGGACAGTTGCAGGATAGTTTTGAAGCTAACGTCACTGGAAACGATGTTATTCCTATATGCAATGCCCTTGACCACTTGAAGCGAAAGAACCCAGAGAAGGCGGCAGGTTATCAAGTGGACTTCACAGGTAAGCAGGCGGCGAGAATTGGAACCGCTGATGAAGTGTGAAATTTGCAAGAAGGTTGTGGAGCCGATAGATGCCCCAGAACATGAGAAGGAAACAGGGCACAATTCATGGACAATGATTAAACGGAAGGCTTAACATAACTAAAACAGTTTTGAGGCTAAAAGATAACATTCCCCACCGGCGGGAAGGACAGATACATGGTAACGAACGGCAAAAGCGGCAGACCTAAAGTAGAAATAGACTATGTGGCAGTTGAGAAACTTGCTCTTCTTCAATGCACCGAATCCGAAATAGCTGAGTATCTTGGTGTCTCAATTAGGACATTACAGAGGAATAAAGAGTTTTGTCGCATATATAAAAAGGGGCAGCATGATGGTCACTCTTCATTGCGTAGGCTACAATGGAAGGTAGCCAATGGGGAATATCTGGCTAAGTCTATCACATATACCAATAAAGATGGCTCCACTCGCACTGAGAACGTTTATGCACAACCTAGCCCAGTTATGTTGATATGGCTTGGGAAGCAGTATTTAGAGCAGAAAGATAAAACCGAGATAGGCAATCCAGAAGGAGAGAGCTTTAGAGTTGAACATGATGCTAAAGGAAAACTCCTTCAGGCTATAAATAGGTTAGCCGAAAGGGCAAAAGAGGTTCAGGAATAATGCCAGAGATAGGTGATATTCGTAAAGGTGTAGAAACGGGGCATAAGGGCACTGGCAGATATATCTGGCATGCTTGCTTAGGTTGTGGTAAAGAGAGATGGATTTCAATAAGCGATTTTCGTTACAATCGGCGACTTAAATGCCATCATTGTGCGTCTCTCGGCAATAACTGGAATTGGAAGGGTGGGCGCAAGGAATGGAATGGGTATGTTTTTATACATCTACAACCCGATGATTTCTTCTATTCAATGGCTGATAGGAACGGATATGTAAGAGAACACCGTTTAGTTATAGCCAAACAGATAGGTCGTTGTCTTCAGTTGTGGGAAATCGTGCATCACAAAAATCATATACGGAATGATAACCGAATTGGAAACCTTCAATTGGTCAGCGATGATAGGCATAAACAAATTACTGTGCTGGAAGTTAAAATAGATAGACTTCTAAAAGGGCAGGATGACTTGAGAAAAGAACTTCGGCTCTTACAGTTTGAGAATAAGCAGTTGCGTGAAAATCTATGCAAGGAAGCTTAGCGCAATCAATCGCCTTGCTGCCAGAGCATGAGAGGCTAAAGACGCTCAAGAGCCTGACTGAGAAGGAAGCAGAATCATTACTGTATGACTGGGAGTTCTGGGCTAGGCCAAAGCAATTACCCCCGGACTGGGACTGGTATATCTGGCTTTTATTAAGTGGGAGAGGGTTCGGTAAGACAAGGGTAGGCTCTGAGCTGGTCATCAAGTGGGCGAGAGAAGGTTTTAGTCCCATAGCTTTAGTAGCAGCCAAAGCCTCAGATGCTAGAGACACCATGGTAGAGGCTGGTGACTCCTCTATATTGAAAGTTTCACCCCCTTGGTTTATGCCACACTACGAACCATCAAAGCGCCGGCTCACCTGGCCGAACGGAGTCATCGGAATCACCTACTCCGGGGAAGAACCTGACCAACTCAGGGGCATGCAGCATCAGAAGGCTTGGGCGGATGAGTTAGCTAAATATAAATACCCACAGGATACTTGGGACCAGCTAATGTATGGTTTGAGGGCGGGGGAAAAGCCCCAGGCCGTAGTAACCACCACACCAAGGCCCATCAAAGTCATCAAGGATTTAGTCAAGGACTCTAGGACGGCGGTTACACTTGGTCATACCCTAGATAATGCGGATAACCTGGCCCCAGACTTCCTCAAATATATCCTGAGTAGGTATGAAGGCACTCGATTAGGAAGGCAGGAACTGGCCGCAGAGATATTGGATGATAACCCCAATGCGCTCTGGCAACGCGGGAAGATTGACGAATTAAGAGTAACTAAGCATCCAGAACTTGCTAGAGTCGTGGTAGCTATAGACCCTGCCGTGTCTACAGGAGATGAGAGCGCAGATACTGGCATTATAGTAGCAGGAATAGCTTCTTGCATGGGTGAGCTCCACGGCTACATACTGGACGACCTCACTCTCAAGGGAACGCCTAACCAATGGGCGACTGCTGCGGTTACCGGCTATTATAGAGCAAAGGCTGATAAGATAGTCGGCGAGGTAAATAATGGTGGCGATATGGTGGGCAACACAGTGAGGATGATTGATAAGTCAGTTCCCTTCAAGAGCGTTCATGCCAGTCGTGGCAAGTATGTCAGGGCAGAGCCAGTGTCAGCACTCTATGAGCAAGGCAGGATTCACCATCTAGGATTCTTCCCTGAGCTAGAGGATCAGCTTTGTGAGTGGTGCCCAGGCGATACATCACCAGACAGACTTGATGCCCTAGTGTGGGCGATAACCGAGCTGATGCTGGAGAAGCAGGTCTTAGGGCTTATGATAGGGAGCGCAGCAAGGAAGGACTAATGAATATTAAGACATTGGGAGTCGAGTATGTTTGATAATGTCCGCAACCGAATCGCTGTAGCCATAGCGCCTAGTAAGAAGGAAGCCATCAATCCCTTCGGCATCATTTCGATGCAGCCGGCGGACGTCCCAATCTACACTGACATGACGGTGCGCAGGGCGACCCGGGAAGGCTATAAGATAAGCGTTTATGTCTATCGCTCAATAAGAACCATCGTCCAGGCAGCCTCGGCAATACCCTGGGTGGTGCAGGATAGTAAGGGTGAGCCGATAGAAGGGCATCCCTTGGCTAAAGTGCTGAAGAAACCTAACCCCGAATTCTCTGGACAGGACTTAATCGAGTTCCTGATTGCCCACCTTGAGTTGGTAGGAAACGCACTCTGGCAGCCGATAACCGTGGGCAACCAAGTAAGGGAATTCTGGACGGTGATGCCCGACCTGGTGAGGCCGATACCATCGAACGTCCCAGGCGAATGGTTGAAGGGGTGGGAAGTAAGCAGTATAGATGGCCACCAGAGGATAGTGCCGCCCGAGCAATTTATTCACTTCATGCAGATGGACCCGGGGAATCCCTACTGGGGGACTTCGCCTCTTCTGGCTGCGGCTAGGACAATCGATACAGACAACGAAGCCCAGGACACGCAAAAGGTATCGATGCAGAATCGGGCGACTCCAGATGGAGTATTCGCCCATGAGACCCCATTGACACAGGAGCAATTCGAGGAAGCTACCAGGCAGGTCAGGGAAAACTTCCTGGCCAAGGGTAAGAAGAGAGAGCCTTGGGTGTTAGGCGCTGGGGCCAAGTGGATTCAGATGAGCATGACCCCAGTGGAGATGGACTTCATAGCTTCACGGCTACACAACAAAAGGGATATTGCCGGTGCCTTCGGCATCAGCCCGATATTCCTGGGCGACCTTGAGCAGTCCAGCTATAACAATATGCAAGAGGCTCGCAAGGCTCTCTATGAAGATGTGGTGATTCCACTGCTGGACGATATCAAGGCGACGCTTAACCTGAAGATAGCGCCGATGTATGGTGATATCGTTATCGCCTATGACACCTCGAAGATTGCGGCACTCCGGGAAGACTACACTAAGAAGGTGGAGCAAGCCAAGAATCTCTGGGGCATGGGTGTCCCCTTCGACCAGATAAACGAAAGGCTGGAGATGGGCTTCGAAGAATTCGAGGGCTGGAGCCAGGGGTATCTACCATTGACCCTGCTACCGACGGGGGTCTCTGGAGTATCTCAGGAAGAGATGTCATCGCCAAAGTCGAAGAAAGCCTTGAATCTGGACAATGAGGAGCAAAAGGCAACTCACTGGAAAAGGATAGACCGGCGTAGAATCGCATGGTGGGGCGTCGTGGCCAAGAAGATGGCGCCACTTTATGAGGCAGAAGCCGAGGCTATCATAAAGGCGGTTAAGGGTAAAGTGCCAGATAAGCTAGCAGAGGCTGCTTCTCGTGCCATACAGAGCGGGAGGTCTGACTGGGAGAAGACACTGATAGCCATATCGACCGCTCTTATCGAGGATTTTGGCAACGAGATAGCCGATGACCTGGGCGCCGAGAAGTCTGATAACCCATCTGAAAGCAAGTGGACATTCAACCCTATGAGTGCAGCAGCCCGGGCATGGATTATAAAAAACGGTGCCGAGAGCGTCACCACCATTATGGCCACGAACCTTGATGATATTAAGAGAGTTATCCTGGCTGGCGTCGATGAGAACATCGGCACTCGGAAGATAGCCATGAATATTAGGCAATTCTATACCGACCGCTCACCATTCAAGTCTATGCGCATCGCCAGGACTGAGACAAGCCATGCGTCAGGCTTCGGCCAGCGAGAGGCAGCCAGACAATCTGGTGTAGTGAAGCAGAAAACATGGCTGACTAGCAGGGACGATAGAGTCAGAGATGCCCATATTGCTATGGAGGGCGAGACAGTGGATTTGAACGAGCAATATTCCGACGGGAGTATGTATCCCGGCGAGCAGGATATAATGTGCAGATGCGTAGAAGGATACAGAACAGGGAGGTAAATATGGACAGAGAGCTAAAGACTTTCAAGTTTGAGGTCAAGGAAGTAGACGAAGATGAGGGAACCTTTACTGGCCATGCGGCCACCTTCAGCAAGACCCCTGACAGTTATGGTGATATCATCGACCCTGGCGCTTTCACCAAGACACTGAAAGAAGGGGGAAAGCGTATCAAGAGTCTATGGAATCATAGTGTTATGGAGCCTATAGGCAAGCCTGTTGAGATGGCTGAAGACGGCACTGGGCTGGCCTTTAAGATTAAGCTGAGCCTCGGCGTCCAGAGAGCTAGGGAAGTTCTCAGCTTAATGAAGGACGGGGTTATCACCGAGATGTCGATAGGCTATGACACCTTGAAGGAAACATACAAGGAAGGCACTAGGCACCTCCAGGAGGTGAGATTGTGGGACTTATCGCCGGTCACATTTGCTGCTAATCCCGAGGCTTTAATCACCAGCGTCAAGGCCGAGATGAAGCCATATCCCAACGAACACGCTTGCCGGCTCCGTAATCCCGATGACTTCCAGGATGGTAGCTTCAGGAGAACGACCAGGACGTCGGACGGAAAGAAATATTCTGTTATTATGGGGCGACTCGAAGGTGAGGACACCTTGACCGAGCAAGCATTTAGATACGATAAGGAAGTCTGGGAAGCGGGCGAAGCATCCGCCCATTGCAAAGACCATGACGGAAAGTTCGAGGCTGCCAAAGAGCAGTCAAAATCAGGACGGGTCTTGAGTACCTCTAATCTTGAGAAGGTTAGAAATTCCCTTGAATCTATTCTATCGGCCGTCAAAAATCTCCAAGCACTTCTGGAATCAGCCGAGAAAGAGCCAGAGCCGGACAAGTCCACTTTACTCTCTGAAGTTGAAACGGGAGCCGCAGAACTGGAGGCTATAGTCGGCACACTCAAGGCCGAGAACGATGGCTTTGATACCAAGGAAGCTGATGAGCGTATCGAGGCCATACTTGCCCAACTGAGAAAATAAACACTGAGGTGAAATAACATGGACCCAAAAGAAATTGCTAGACTAATCCAAGAAGCAGTAAGTGAACTGCACAAAGCCACGGAACGCCAGGACGCTGAGATTAAAGCCCTTGGCGAACCGATGGGAGAGACTAAAGCGTCTGTGGACAAGATTAACGCTCGGATTGATGAGCTGGAAATTAAACTCCAGCGCCAGAGCTTACCGGGTGCCGGTACCCCAAACTCGGAAGAGAAATCCGAAGAGGACAAGGCAAGGTCAGCCGCTTTCTATAAGTTCATGAGGGGTGGCATAGCATCAATGAACCCTGACGAGCGGAAGGCACTGGTCGAGGACACCGCCGGGTTATATCTGGTAACCCCAGAACTGGACACAGAGATTGTCCGTTCCCTACCCAAGATAACTGTCATCCGACCTATGGCGGCTATCCGACCCATCAATAAGGAATCGCTGAAGATTCGTAGCATCAGCGAGGTAACCGTCGGATGGGGTAAGCTGGAGACAGGCGGCAGCACCAATGAATCAAGTCATGTTCCGGGAGCACCCACCTATCAATATGCGGAGGACCTAATCGGTCTGACCAAGATTGGTAGGGATGAGCTGGCGGACTCGGATGTCAACCTTCAGGCTATACTGGCCGATTCGTTCACCAGGGCAATAGCTGAAGCAGAAGACCTGGCCTTTGTCAGGGGTGCAGGGCACTCTTCGGAAGAGCCGGAAGGTATCTGCATCAACACTACCCTAACCGGCAATACCGTAACTACGACCGCAGCGGCAGCGGTTACCTTTGAGAAGTTCATGGAGATGATTTACCAATGCCCTGCTCAGTACCGCAGGAATGGTGCTTGGGTGGTAAAGTCCTCGACTGAGTTAGCTCTCCGGCAACTCAGGTCGGAAACGGACGCCACTTACAAAGGACGGTTTCTGTGGGAGCCCAGTTTGCAAGCTGGTGCGCCTAATACCTTCTTGGGATACCCGATTCATAATCAGGACGACATGAAGGAACTGAGCGATACGGCTCAGGTCATCGCCATTTTCGGCGACTTCAAGGCCGGCTACCGCATCATCGACCGAGCGGGAATCACCCTTGAGAGGCTTGGTGAGTTGTATGCTGAAGCGGGACTTGTGGGCTTCCTAGTTCACAAGAGAGTGGGTGGTGGCGTGATGAGGGCATCGCAGCAACCCCTGGTCCTACTGACCGAAGCAGCCTAGTAATAGGCGAAGCGAATAGGCAGTGAGGCGGGTGAAAATTAACGCCCGCCCACTTATCAATTGGAGGTAAACATGGTAGCAAAAATGCAAAGATTACATATTCCTGATGTTGGAGAGGCTGTCGTATATAAGGGGTCTGGACATCCCTTCGAGGCGGCTATGGATACCATCCCAGCAGGGTTCGACATAGGAGATTTAATTCGGCTGGGGAAATATACGTTTGTTCTGGGTAAACTAGGGGGAACGATAACTGGTACTGGCCTTGGTTTGAAAAATGGACTTGCCCAAGGTGTGGACCAAGTTGTACTGGGGGCAGTTGCTTCAGCTGGAGATAAAGAAGTGACGCTAACCACATCTGCCACATCAGGCAAAGCAGGGACGGGCTTGACTGAAGTAGATGATTACAAGGGAGGCACTATAGTCCTGTTCAAAGCTGGCGTGGATAAGCCTCAGATTCGTGGAATCACTGGAAATACAGCGAGAGCAGCTACTGGAGCTGTAGATGTCACATTCGACCTTGACTCCCCCCTTACTCTTGACCTAGCAGTCACAGATGTAGGTGAGGCTATGCAGAGCCCGTGGTCATATCTGATACAGGATAGCGAAATTAGTCATCCTGTGGTAGGCGTAGCTACGGTTGTAGGAACGTCTGGTCAATATATATGGGTTCAGACTTGGGGGCCAGTATTCGTATCACCCCAGGCTCTTGTGGGTGTGGGCGGAGCAGGTATAGGATGCTACTGGAGACACGACGGGTCTATCGATGTTTATGCAAATATCGGTACGTATGTGTCAACACAATATGCCGGATTTGTGCTCGCCGAGGCAATCGCTCATACCCAGGCAGCTCCGTTCTTTATGCTTCAAGTTATGCCATAAGGAAGCCCTGCTAGCGGGGGTTCCTCCTTCGGAGGGGAGTAGAGATGCTCCCCTCCAGTAGAATACAAATGGGGGAAATATGAGGATAAGAATACTCAAACATTTAATATCAGCCTTCGGTAGCATGGAGCCTGGGGCTGTGCATGATATTCCAGACAATATAGCTCAAAGCTGGTGCCGTGCTGGGATAGCCATGCAGGATAAGAGCCTTGACGGTCCCAAAGAAGTCAAGAACAAACCGAGGCGAGCATCCAAGAAGAATAAATAATATCGGGAAAAATACCCGAGGAGGTAAACCATGGCAGACTTTGTAAAAATAGCGGACAGAATGTATGAGGGGGCAAGCACTGACACCAAGCCCACCGGCGTCCCGAATGGGACTATCTGTAGATACACGGACACCAGAGAAGTCGTCATCACTTACGATGGCGGTACTACCTACATAAATGCAGATAAGCGTGTGAGGCTTGTTGAGGAAGATGGGTCTTACATTGATTTGCCAGGTGAATTTGCTACTCTTGTCTTGGCTTTACAGCAATCACTAGAATCACACATGGATGCTGGCGAAGCTACAGGCGGCGGTAATACCACCTTGGTTGACACAGGCAAATCCTGGGAAGTCAACATGTGGGCAGGTGCCACGTTTGATATCGTGATAGCAGATAAAGGATACCTTGGTGTAGTCGTAAGTAATACCGAGACCACACTAACTTTTGCTGCATTGGCAGGTGCTGCCGCAGTGGTTGCTGGTTGCCCGTACGGTCTCAAGAGAATCGTGAGGGTTGAGGACGTTGCAGCTTGGGGTGGCACAGACCTTACCGGAGCAGATGTAACGCTATACTGGAAAGCACTTGTTGATGATGGCATCAAAGGTTTACTGAAGTCCATCGGTGACATCTCAACTGGCGAAAACCTGGTAACCAGGATAGGAGAAACCGACGATGCGGTGGTAGACGCAGGGGCAACAGGTAGTCTATCAGCCCAGATAAAAAGGCTCACTACTGATTTAGGCGCTTTATTAGTCCTTATTGGAGAGGTACAGGCATCACCTACTGAGAACTCCCTATTGGAGAGGCAGAAAGCAATAGAGACGGCTCTAACTGCTCTGTTAACCGGTATAACACTAGCAGCCAACTCAGGTGTGGATATAGGTGATGTTGATGTGGAAGACCGCATTGGTCGTCTTTTAGGCAAGATAACCAATTACGATGTATTAGTTTCGGATACTCTCACAGAAGCTGAGGATACTGTAGAACTAACTGCTGCTGGACTAGCCTCAGCGGGGCTTGATGTTAGAGGAACTTTTGATGCAACAATCGTGGTTGAGGGCACTGTTGACGGCACGAATTGGGAGGTCATCCCTATCATAACACCTCTATTAGGGACAGCTACTGCAAGCATAACCGCTCCTGGTCTTTGGTTAGTCGGTTGTGCTGGTTTCCTGACTATTCGAGCTAGGGCAAGTGTCTATGCTAGCGGCACTGCTACCATAATGTGGGAGGGAACTTCAGCAGCAGGAGCCATGTATCTGACAAGGTCTTTACCCACTGGGGTCAATAGTATTGGTATAGTAGCTGTTACTAGCATGGGGGAAGTTCAGGCTAGCCCTACAGCTAATACTCTCTTGGGTAGACTTGATGAAATTGAGGCTGCCATAGATGAGATTAACGTGCTTATTGGCGAAGTGCAAGCCTCACCTACAGAGAATTCTTTACTAGAGCGCCAAAAGGCGATTGAGACTGCACTGACAGCTATCGATACCTTAATAGGTGCTATATCAGCTTCACCTACCGAGAATACTATGATGGATAGACTAAAGGAAGTTGAAGATGGTATAGATGAGGTTAAGGTGCTTATTGGCGAAGTCCAGGCGGCTCCAACGGAAAACTCATTACTGGAACGACTGAAGGCACTAGAGACAACACTGCTCACTTTGGTAGTATTAGGGGCTGGCACAAATCTTATCGGTAAGGTGAATATCAAGCATACCCCTGTTATTACTCCGACCACAGATGGAGAGTCAGGAGAAACAGCTATAGCGACCCTGGCTCCTGGCGCTGCCTTCCGTTTACTTGGAGTTAGGATTCATTTTAGTGGGGCATTAGCAGCCGCAGAAACACTTACAATAACAAAGAATTCTACAGTAGATGCTTATGATACTCTTCTCTTTAGCCTTGATATAGGGACTCCAGATATTGTAGATGTAAAGATACCCTTTGGAGACGAAGATGATTTCTATAGTGCTAGCGATGAGATAGTCATAGCCCTCAGTGCCAACACAGCAAATAGAGTTTGGGGTTGTGATACTATACATGAGTTGGTGTAAACATGAAAACTCCGATAATTGATGGACAAAGTATAGACCGATTCATACCGCCTAATTTGCGTGGTATGTTTTTCAGGCATCCTATGCCTCAGTATAAATATGCTATACATGATGGCTATGCTCCGTATAGCTTTCCTACCGATGGGCTTGTACTCTATCTTCCTCTATGGGCATTGAAAGAAGACTTATTTGAGTCAGTGGATGCTTATGAGCATGCCTGTACGGTTTACGGTGCTTTGTGGAGACCTTATGGTAGGTATTTTGATGCCTTAGACGACCATATACGGTTAGGTTCACCTTGGTCTCAATCCTTGGCTAATGTCAATGTCTACACTGTCTGGGGATGGGCGAGAACTTCCGATATAACTAAAGGTGCGGTTGTGTATGCAGAGGGCGGAGATACTGCCACTCCAATGATTTATATGGGGATAGAGTCTAGTGTTGCCCAATTCTACCACAGGGATAATGCTGGCAATCTAGCCAATATGTCTGCTGCTGCTGGGAGAGTGGCAAATGATGTCTGGTTTCACTTTGCCTTTGTCCGCAGAGCAGCTAACTCTTTTGAGTTATACATAAATACCACAAGCGAGGCTACCAGCTCAACCAATGTAGGAACTACCACTGTTCTACAAACTGACATCGGGGCAAAGGAAAGAACCGTAGGGTTGGAGAATGTTTGGAAGGGTGACATAGGTGAGGTTGGAGTCAATCTGGCTGCTTTCTCTGACGGAGATGTTGTTTATAATCGCAATGTTACCAAATGGAGGTATTCGTAATGGCAGATGAGAGAGACTTCCGAGTAAGAACTCATTTATATATTGAGGATGAGGGCGTTGCACGTGGTCTGTATAATCATGTTCTCGGTTTGAAGGATGACGCTTTAGACATTAACCCTGGGAAGCCCAATGCCGAGATGCGGTATGTCGAACTGGATGACCATTACCTTGTTGATTTTGACTTGTGCTTCCCCCGTGAAAAGCAGGGAATGGCAATAGGTCTTTTTAACCATACCAAGAACACCCCATCGCAGAAGTCGCCAATAGAAGATATTGATTGCTTTGTATCTCTTGAAAGGTGCGGACATAGGATTGAAGTATCCTGTGAGCTAATCGAGAAACATATCGTGGAGTAAATTATGACATTAAGCGCAACAGCCCTTGTTACCCTCGTTGAAGCTAAAAACCACTTGAGAATCGATGCGGTAGCTAGTTTGCACATAGATGCTGAGTTTCTCGGTGTGGGCGATGGGTCAGATAAGACATTCGACCTCGATAATACGCCTATAGAAGGCAGCTTAATCCTAAAGGTGAATGACGTTCTCCAGGTAGAAGATACTGACTTCACTATTGCCACAGCGACGATAACCTTTACCACAGCTCCTACTCTCAATCATGGCATCACGGCTAGCTATGATTATGCAGCTTTGGCTGATACCTTTGAGAGCTATGATGACGCCCTGCTGGAGAACCTTATCGAAGCGGCCACCAAGAGGGCAGAGGATTATACCGGCAGAGCGTTTATCCAGAGGACTGTGACCGAAGAGCATTATGGAGATGGTTCAGCTATCATAAGGCTCTATAAGAGGCCTGTGGTATCTATCACCAGTGTGGTTAGGCGAATCTCCGAGGCAGTGGGGACCGGGGACGGCTCGACGGTTGTATTCACATTAGATGAGACACCGACCAACGATGCCAGCGTATCGCTCTATGTGGATGGTTCCCTTCAGACTATCACCACGCACTATACCCTGAGCGGAGCGACGGTCACCTTTGTCTCAGCTCCAGCCGATGACACTAAGATAACGGCCAAATACACCCACACTATTCTGGCCATCAATGAATATACTGAGCTACTTCACCAGGGAAGGCTACAGTGCTTAGACCTCTGGACGGCAAATAGAATCTACCAGGTAGTCTATGAAGCTGGCTATGCGGCGAGCCGGGCGGCCACTCAGCTCCTCGTCCCTGATGCTGTGGCTGCGGTCTTGCTTATCGTGGCTTTTCTCTTTGAGAATAGAACTGACCAGGTGGACAATATCAATATAAGTGGAATCGGAAACACCAGCTTCAAGCTGCCAAGCCAGGCTGAGGAGCTTCTAAATCCTCTGAGGATTAACTTGATATGACGATGGCTAATG